GACCTCACGCCGGCGAAGCGCCAGCTCGCGGTCGCCCGCGGCGCCGTCGAGATCGACCGCCGCGAGATGGGCCGGCGGATCCGAGCAGCTCGCCGGCGAGCTCGAGTCCCGGTCCCGACGCCGGCCGAGACCGGCTGCACGTGCTGGCATTGTCGGCGAGCTCGAGGGGAGGCGCCCCAGGTCCTCCCGGGAGGCGAGGACTCGTGAAGCCCTTCCACGAGCGGGACGGCGTCACCCTGTACCACGGGGACGCCCTGGCGGTCATGGCCGAGCTCGAGGAGGACTCGATCGGCGTCGTGGCCACGGACCCGCCATACTCGAGCGGCGCGCGCAACGCGGCCACGGTCCGGAGCCGGCCGGCGCTCCGCCGATCCGACGGCCCGCACGCCCGCTGGTTCGGCTCGGACAACATGACGTCGCACGGCTTCGCCTTCCTGGTCCGCCTCCTGGCCGTCGAGGCGCGCCGGCTCACCGTCCAGGACGGCCACCTGTTCTCGTTCATCGACTGGCGCCAGTGGCCGGTCCTCGCCGGCGCGATCGAGGCCGCCGGCTGGTCCCTGTCCGCCTGTCTCGTTTGGGACAAGAAGCACTTCGGCATGGGGAACCGCTTCCGCCAACAGGCGGAGTTCGTCCTTCACGCCTCGAACGGCGTCGGCGACAACTTCCTCCGCCACGACCTCGGGACCGTCTTCCGGTTCCCGCGGCCGCGCGAGGACCTCGTTCCGACCCAGAAGCCCGAGGAGCTCGCCGAGCTCCTCCTGTCCGCGGTCCCCGGCGACGTCGTCCTCGACCCCTTCATGGGCTCGGGAACCTGGCTCGCCGCGGCCCGCACGAACGACCGCCGCGCGATCGGCGTCGAGGCCGACGAGCGGACATGCGAGATTGCGGCGCGACGGCTGGACCAGGGCGTCCTCCCGTTCGGGCCGCGGGAGGAGTGGCCACCGTGAGTACCGAAGGACGGATCCGAGAGCTGGCGGAGGAGATCCTGGGACTGGTCTCAAGGCGCTTCAGTGTCCGCGCCTCTCTCGTGACGGGCAAGAGCAGGACCCAGCCGGCCGTCGACGCGCGGTTCGTGTACGCCTGGGTCCTCCGCGAGCTGGGCCTGACCCTCGAGCGGATCGGCGAGATCATGAACCGCCACCATTCCTCGGTCCTGGCCGCGGTCCGCAAGGTGAAGGACCGGTACCTGGCGGACCCGTCGGCGAAGACGGACCTCGACGCGATCATGAAGGACGCGCGGGCGATCGCGGCCGGCTTCGACGTCTCGACGGCGATCCGCCAGGACGCGACGCCGAAGAAGGAGGCCGCGCCGGCGCCCGCGTGCGAGCCGGCCCCGGAGCCGACGCCAGATCCGGCCCCGGAGAAGCCCAGGCCGCCCCAGGAGCGCCCGAAGGTCCGCCCCTCGATCCGGAAGCCGCGCGAGCGCGGGGACGGCTTCCTGACGGAGCTCCCGGGCGCGAGGCTCGTCCTCGTGACGACGCCCCAGGTCGTCGAGGTCCTGCAGGGCCTGGTCATGACTGGCCTGTTCGGGCGCGACCTCGACGAGGCGGCCGAGCGGGTCCTCTGCCGAGGGCTCGAGGAGGTCGCGCACTTCGCGATCAAGCCGAAGCCCGGCGCGTCGCCGCGGCCGTACCATTGCCGCCTGTGCGATCACCGTTGGCTCGCGGCCTTCTCCGAGCCGCCGGACGCCCTCGTCGAGTACTCGATCGAGTGTCCCGCGTGCGGCCAGTGCGCGGGCGAGCCCTTCGAGGGGGACGGCGACCCCGCTTGAACGCCGGCGGTTGCCGATGGTAGGGTGAGGACATGGCGGGATCGAACGGATCGAGCAACGGGAACGGGAACGGGAACGGCAACGGTCACGCCGCGACCGCCGTCGCCGGCGGCCAGACCACGTACCCGAAGGGCTTCGACGCGGACGGGAAGATCCCGGCGATCGAGGAGGCCCTGGCCGCGGCCTTCTTCGAGGTCCTCGCCGACACGGGGAACATCCGGCTCGCCTGCAGGACCGTGGGAATCCACCATTCGACGTACTACCGGTGGAAGAAGGAGGGCGAGCGCCAGGGCTTCGGGAAGTACTTCAAGTTCGCCCAGGCGGCCGACCGCGGGATGGCGGAGTGGGAACGCCGGCGCGTGGCCGAGGTCCGGAGGGCCGCCCTCCCCTTCACCGAAACCGACGAGTGGGAAGACACCTGGACCGGGAAGGACGGCGTCACGAAGACGCGGAAGGTCCGGAAGAAGAAGCGCCGGCGCGGCGCCTGGGGGGCGGCCGCCTGGCTCCTCGAGCGGAGGTTCCCCGAGACGTACGGCCGGCGGGACCACGTCGAGCTCGAGGGGAAGCTGACCCTCGTCGACGTCCTGACCGATCTTCGCGACGACCTCGAGCGCCGCGGCCGCGGCCTCGCGCCCCTCGGCGATCGCGGCCGGCCCGCGGCCCAGGAATAAAACGGCCGCATAGGATCCGGAATAATCCGGCACCACGTCGGCCGGGCAAGGAGGCGAGCCGTGATCCGAGTCGTGAAGCTCACCCGGAAGGACACCGGCCAGTCGTACTCGGTACGCCTGGCGGCGCTCGAGGGCCTCGGCCTGGCGCTCGAGCAGCTCCCCGACGACGTCGAGGTCGACCTGGTCGTGTCGAGCATGACCGAGGAGGCCTTCGGCGAGATCCCGCCGGCGCCGCGGCCCTGGGGCTGATCCCGTGGCCACCGAGACCCGCTGCAAGGACTGCCCGGCGTTCCAGAAGCTCCGCGGCCTCCCGAAGCGGAAGGGATACCGGTTCTGCGTCGCCCGCGGCCGCCAGGTCGTCCTCGCACCGGAGGCGACCAGCGGACACGGCCTCGAGGACGAGGTCGGCGCGATCCGCCTCGACGGCGTCGTGTCCGTCTACCCGGTCCAGCACCGGAACGACGTGTGCTTCGCCGCGCCTGAGCTCGAGGAGTAGCATGGACCCAGGCGCGGAGATGAAGGCGATCCTCCTCGAGTTCCGCGACGACCCGATCGGCTTCGCCGAGATCGTCCTGGGCGTCCAGATCGCCTTCGAGCCGAGCCGGCGGATCCTGGAGGCCGTCCGCGATCACCGACAGATCGCCGTCGCGGCCTGTCACGCCTCGACGAAGACCTTCACGGCCGCGGTCGCGGCCCTCTGGTTCTTCTACACTCAGATCCCCTCGAAGGTCGTCACGACGGCCCCGAACAAGCGCCAAGTCGAGGAGCTCCTCTGGTCCGAGATCCGAAAGCTGCACTCGAACGCGCGAATCCCCCTCCCCGGCGACCCCCTGACGAACTTCTTGCAAATGCCGTCGCCGGAGGACCGGCCGAACCGGAACGCGGACTGGTTCATGACCGGCTTCGCGACGAAGGCCGACCAGGCGGTCGAGCACGCGACGCGGTTCCAGGGGTATCACCAGGTCAACGTCCTTGTGATCTTCGACGAGGCCGCGGGCATCCTCCGGCCGATCTGGGACGCGGCGGACGGCGTCATGACCGGCGCGAACCCGCACTGGCTCGCGATCGGCAACCCGACCGACGGCGCCGGCCCGTTCGCTCGAGCGTACGAGTCCCGGGACTGGCATTCGATCCGGATCGACGCGTACGAGTCGCCGAACGTGAAGGAGCGGCGCCTGGTCCTCCCGTACCTCGTCGATCACGAGTGGGTCGACCGCCAGCGCCGGAAGTACGGCGAGGACTCGCCCGTGTTCAAGGCCCGCGTCCGCGGCCTCTTCCCGAAACAGGCGACCGACACTCTCATCGGCCCCGGGGACTTCGAGGACGCCCTTCGGCGCCAGGCCCCGAGCCTCGATCGCGTCGTCCGCTCGATCGGGTGCGACGTCGCCCGGTTCGGGAACGCGAGGACCTCGATCCTCGTCGTCGAGGGCGCCGAGATCCTCGACCGGATCACCTGGGGCGGCCAAGACCTCATGAGGACCGCCGGCGAGGTCGTCCGGATGGCCCTGAAGTGGGACCTCACGCCGGCGGACGCCGACCGGATCGCGATCGACGATACCGGCCTGGGCGGAGGCGTGACGGACCGCCTCCGCGAGCTCGGCTGGGACGTGAACGGCGAGCAGTTCGGCGCGGCCCCGAAGTTCGACCAGGGGACCTTCGCCGATCGCCGGACTGAGCTATGGTGGACGCTCCGCGACTGGATCCGCGGCGAGGCCGCCTGGTCCCGCCTGGGCGAGGTCGACTCGGGCGTCGTCGAGGACCTCCGCGCGGATCTCACGGCGCCGAAGTACCAGGTCCTCTCGAGCGGGAAGATCCGCCTCGAGTCGAAGGAGCTCCTTCAGAAGCGCCTCGGACACTCCCCCGACGACGGGGACGCCCTGGCCCTCGCCGTCGCCTGGCGCCGGCCGGCCTCCGGTGGCCAGCGGTCCGAGTGGGCGGCGAAGCTGTTCGACGAGGTCGAGCTCGAGGCCTGGCGCCCGAACGAGGAGTACTCCGTTCGCGTCGTGGCCGCGCGCCTGTACGACCACGGCCCCTACGTCGTCGTGGCGCTCGGCCGCACGCGCGAGGGCCAGCTCCACGTCGAGGCCGACCTGGTCCGCGGCTCCGTCCAGGACACGATCGAGGCCGTCGCCGATCACGCGTACCGCCTGAACCCGCACGCGGTCGCCTTCACGGACGAGCAGCTCGCCGGCCTCGTGAAGGGGCGGACCGAGGCGGCCATGAGGAGCCGCGGCTTCGCCGTCCCCGTCGGCGGAATCCGCCTGGCGGCCGACGAGGACCTTCGGATCCGGCGCCTCGAGCCGTACCTGACGAAGGGCCAGTTCCGGTTCCTCGTGAGGTCGCCGGCGACGGCTTCACTCGTCCGCGCCCTCCGCGAGTTCCCAGCCGGATCCGATCGTTCCTTGCCCTCC